CGTCCGCGTAGATGCCGGCGACCCCGGCGACCTCGACATTGAGGCCGCCCGTCAGGGTCAGCACGGTGTTCTCGTGCTTGTAGAGCTCGCGGTTAACCCCGCAGCCACGGGCGTACAGGACGTGGCGGCAGCCGTACTCGAACTTGGCCCGCAGGCCGGGGCGGCGGATGGACGTGTAGACCGGCTCGCACTCGAGCTCGACCTGGGAGTCCGTCGCCTTGGCGGAGAGCACGCGGCCCTTCCAGTAGACGACGTACTCGCCGTCCGGGTCGCCCCAGTGCCCGCGCATGATCGTGACCGTCGTTATCTCCTCGGGCGCGAAGCCTAGGAACTGCGAGGCGAACTCGTCGTCCCGCGGGAAGGTCAGCTTCATCCCGTTCTTGAAGATGTCGGTCGACTGCTTGACGCGGTCGCGCTTGATCGGGCTCGGCTTGTAGGTCTGCCCGAGGCGCACGATCTGGTCGGCGCCGCTGATGTAGTTCCAGCGCGAGAGGCCCTGGACGAACTCGTAGAGCTCGACCGGGGTTCCCTGCTGGACGGAGTTCTCGTAGGTTGCGTAGGTCACGCTCAGTCTCCCTCTGGGACCTCGACCACGGCCACGGCGCAGCTTGCGCGCCCCGCGTAGTCGTGGTTGATGTCTGCGTTGTCGGTGTCCAGCCGGACGTGCTTCATGAAGCACACCAGGTCAATGTCTGCCACGGTGAAGGCGACGCCGAATGAGCCCGACATGGCGAGCACCTCGTTGCCGCTCGGGTCCGTTGAGGCCGACAGGACGCGGTTGAAGAGGATTGTCCCGTTGTTGAGGACGACCATGATGTCGGTGGTGCCGTAGTAGAGCGGGTAGCCTATCGGGCGCACCGTGATGCTGGTAACCGCGCTGCCGACGTTCTCCAGCAGCACGAGGTCGCGGTTCCAGCCCGGCAGCCAGAAGGTGCGCTGCTTGCCGCGGCGGGCGTGGAGCCACTTGCGCATCCGCCACACCTCGGCGCGGCTCTGCGGGTCCATGCTGAGCACCTCGGTGCGGTCGGGGTACGCGCGCTCCTGGTCGATGGTGACCGGGCCGGACCCGTTGTCGAAGACGTCGACCGCGCGGACGATCCTCTCGGACATGTCCGAGAGGACGACGGAGCGGTCCGTCATCACGTCCTTGCCGCGGTACTGCGGGAGGCTGATCGACGCGCCGAGGTCCACGTTGTTGTTCACCAGGAACGCCAGGCGGGCCCGGGTGACAGTGTGCGCCATGCGGCTGAACTCGGTGCCCTGGAGCGTCCTGGCGAACCGGAGCGGCATCACGAACGCGTTCGAGTATGACCGATCGAGCGGCAGCTTCAGCGTGACTCCACCGGCCGTCAGCGTGGTGGTCTCGGCCGCCACGAACTTCTCGTCGCTCTCCCACACCAGCACGATGTCGTTGGCACGATAGTCTGCGTTGGTGGTGTCGAACGCGATGGACGTTATGCCCGCGAGCAGGTTGCCCACGCGGGTCGACTCGGACCAGATGGGGGCGCCGTAGACGCGGTGAGCCCACTGTGTGCTGATAGCCTTGGCACGCGAGTACTGCTGCTGGTCGAGCTGGAAGTCGTACTGCAGGGTCTGGCGGGGCGCCGCGCGGAGCGCCAGGCGCTGCTCGGCCGAGTAGGCCTGCATGACGTCCGTCATCCACTGCAGCTGCTCGCGGAACTTGGTCTGTGGCACGAAGGGCCAGACAACGACACGGCGACCCGTGATGTGCAGGGCCGGTGTCTCGCCAGGAAAGTGGAACTCATACTCCCCGTCGATGACCGGCGCGCCGTTTGTCGAGATGGACAGGACATAGATACGCGACTCCAGTGCCTTGAACGTCGTGGGCGCTGGGGCTGGTTCGGCCAGGTCGATGCCATCAAGACCCACGTCGGTGATGCTGGAGAGGAGCTTGCCGACGAAGTGGGCGTTCCACACCTCGACCTGACGCGTCTGGCTGGATAGCAGGTTGCCCAGGTCAATGACGCCCGGACGGATGTGGATGCGGTAGTAGTAGTCGTCCAGGAAGGTGGGCATGCGCCACGAGGACACCGCCGCCTTTGGCTCAACGTCAATCGGCAGGTTGTTGGTGACCGCCGCGACGTAGCCAGAGTCGCCCTGTGCGACCGGGTTGCGGAACGGGTAGCTCTCGTCGTAGTGCGGGAGCTCCGTTATGCCGGGAGCCTCGTTCGGCTGCGGCTGGCGCCGCTCCGCGAAGTCGACAAGCCCGAGGGTGGTCACTACCGCCATGTCAGGTCACCTTCTTGTAGGCGATACCGCGCTGGAAGCTGCGGCCGCCCTTCTGGTACCACGGGAAGACCTTCCACGTGTCCGAGCCGAGTGTGAACTCGTCGCCCGGCAGGTAGTTGGTCATGTCCATGAAGCGGATGCCCGGCACGACGCCGAGCGGGTGCAAGTACTCGTTCGCGCGGTTAACCGAGACCACGTTCGGGGTGAGGATGCCGACGCCGTTCAGAGGGTTCGGCGACGAGTCCCGCAGAATCTTGTCGTGCACGCCGCCGCCCTGGCAGGACTGCGGTGTCACGTTCGACGTGCCGGTGCGCTGCGAGGAGCACCAGTTGTCGAACGAGTCGAAGGCCGCCCGCACGAAGGACCCGATCTGCAGGGACGTCGCGCCGTAGTCGGCCCCGCGGAACGGCACCTCCTCCAGGGCGTACGAGCTGTTGTCAATCTCGGTGCCCAGCCATGAGCTCGATGCTGTCGAGTTGGTCACTGCTGCGCTGCCACCTGTCGCGTAGTAGAAGCGGCCGCCGCCGGCTGAGCCCGCGTTGAATAGGTCCAGAGTGCCAAAGCCCATGCGCAGGAAGCACCCTGTTGTCACCTCGACCTCGAGGTAGACGGTCTTGCTGTCAGGCGCGAACAAGTGGTACGCAGGGAACGGGCCGGTGCTCGTCACGAAGGGCACATGGCTCGTGCACTGGTCTGAGCCAGCCGCTCCGCCCGTGCGGATTGGGTAGCCCGCCTGGCGATCCCACGCACTGCCCGACGCGAAGCCATCGGACCCGTTGATGGAGATGCCGTAGCGGCTCGTATAGTTCGAGCCGTTACTGAAGACGGTCTCGTTTTGGTAGGACCGCATGTTGTAGTAGGCGCTGCCCTTCGAGACGCAGAGCTCGCGACCGGAGCCGACTGTGGTCCAGCGGTTCACGGTCCAGCCCTGCGCGATCGCAAATAGGCGCAGCTTGTCCAGCAGGTCGTTGGGGCCGGTGGAGGCCCCAGCCTCGTATGCCATGTCGTTCCCCTATCAGTCGAGTGCCATAGCCCAGTATTCGTGCGCCTCGGTGCGCGCGACGTTCTGGAAGATGACGTAGTTCTTGCCGGCGAAGCTAGTCGTGTTCTCCGCCGCGTTGCCGAAGCCAGAGATGGCCATGCAGCCCTCGAGCTCACCCCATACCGCGTCCGTAGGCAGACGCTGGTGCATTATGAGAGGCTGCAGCAGGTAGCCTCCACCCAGCACCTCGCGGTAGTCGCGCCGTGGTGCAGCCGCGCCCACGTTGCGCACCGAGGCGGGCCACACACCGGAACGATTACTTGAGCGTGCAAACGGCGAACCGAGCGACTGGGTCATCTCATATATTGTGGTCACGCCGGTACGCTGAGAAAAAGACTGCCACAGGCCGTCCGGCGTGCGAAGGTACAGGGCGCTGCTGTTAGGCGTTGTAGCTGTAGGGCTGGTAGTGTTGGACCCTGGTATCGGGAAGACGCTGTGCCTCAGGTCGTTGTACGAGTAGCGCCACGTAGAGGAGCGATCCGAGTCCTGTGGCACCAGGGAGCCGCCCACGGCCAGCGGGTACGGGTACTGCGAGGGAGTAGCGTAGGGCAGTATGAACCCCATATACCCGCCCTCAAAGGACGTGGACACCTTCACGCCGAAGCTGAAGCTGCGGCCGTTTGCCCGGAACCAGTACGGCATGGCTGCATTCCAGCACGGCACCATCGGCACGTCGAGCGGCGTGACGGCGGACCAGTTGTTGAGGGCCCCGGGCTGGTTGAAGAAGCTCGTCTCGTTCGGGTCGTAGCCCGTGTAGCCGTTGAGGAACAGGTTGTACCAGCCGTTCGCCGCGTCGTACTCCGAGCGGATGCCGGTGTAGATGGCGTCGGTGCCGGACGTGCCCGTGGCCTTGAGCAGGGCCTCACTGCCGAAGTGGTTGACGATGTCGCCACCAGAGTCGAGCAGTAGGAAGCTGCGCCAGTATACAGAGCCGGTCGTCGAGCCACTCTGCTTGCGGTCGATGATGACGCGCCAGTACACGTGCGCACCCGGGGTGCCCGGTACTGCGAAGGTCTTGGTCTCGCCAACAAGGTAGACCGGCGTCGAGTTGACCGTCAGTGCGGTCGTCCAGGTCGAGTTGTCGTCTGAGTACTGGAGCCTGAAGTTCTGCAGCACCTCGGAGGTGTTCGAGTCCAGCGGCGCAGATATGCGCACGTTTGCCACCGCCTTGGCGGTGCGTAGCTGCATGGTGAATTGGCTGGTGCCAGCCACGTAGCTCGAGCAGGCCACGTGGCCCGTACCGGCAGTCTGAGCATTCGTGCCGAGCGATCGCGGGTCGTAGCGGAAGCTGTGGAGGATACGACGCTGGTTGTATGCCGCGCTCTCCACAAGGCTCGTCACGCTGATCCCGACGACGTTGTCCCGCCACTGGCGGAGCACCTGCCACTGCTGGCTCGCCGCGACGAGCGCGGCGTTGGTGGTCAGGAAGCTCACGATCTTCCCGAACAGGTCCTCCAGGTTGGACGCGGTGCCCACCTCGTTTGCCATGTCTCTTCTCCTATCAGTACCCCAGCGACTGCTGGTTGCGCTGCACCACGTTCATGATGAGCTTCTCTCCCTCGTCCGTCCCCAGGTAGTCGCCCACCAGGCTCGGGTCGAGGACGTTGATGTTCCGCACGTTCACCTGCGCCGGCGCCGCCGCGGGCTGCCCGCCGCCGTCCGGGTAGG